ATCGCACTATAACCACCTCTTGTATTCATAAAGTGTTCATAGATTGGTGTTGGGTAAGCACCTGGCGCACTTGGTTGGGCCACCACATCAACTGTAATGATCTCAAACCCGTTAACTTCTCCAGTGGATTCATTAACTTCACCTGCTCCACGTGAACTGACTCCCAGTTTCACACCTGATTCTAACATGGTTTTTACAAGATTGCCCATTGGGGTTGGCAAAATTTTCATCTTGCCAAACCCGTTGGGTCCATCCATCCACATATCTGTAATCATATGCGATACACGATCTAAATTGACCTTTAAATCATCTGGGTGATCAACTTCACCTAGTACAGAGTAACCGCCGTCGATCTGATCCTTGAGTGTCTTTACAGCGTTGCCTATCTCGGAGACAGGGTAGATACGCTGGTTTGCGTTTTTAACACCACCCTGAATACAAATGCCTTTTAAATAAAGGTTTTTGTTTTCCCCTTCACCTTGGGACTCAAGGGTGACTTTCGCCTGATCGAACGTAAGATGTTCTCTTAAGTATGCCATATTGGCTAACTCCTAATTACTCAGCACTCTTTGGTGCAGATGCTTTACTAAAAGTGTCGCCTGCTTTAGCACCTGGTTCATTCTCGAAAGATTTTCCCATGTCCTTTGGCTTTGCTCCACTACCGCCCTTTTCTTCACTTCCACCGCCAATAGCGTGTGCTTTAGCATCGTTAGGTGCTTTAGCGTTACCTGCTACTGGAGATTTGGTTGCATCAGCGCCTTCGGAATTAGATGGAGCAGAAACTTTTTCGACATATTCTCTCATAGTTTCGCTAGCGGATTTAGGTTCCTTTGCTTCATCTACAACGTCTGCTTCTTCGTCTGTTGACTCAATAGCAGGTTCCATTGCTTCCTCTTCGGCTTCTTCTGATTCTTCATCACCTTCTTCTTCACCTTCGTCCTCATCGCCTTCGCCTTTGTCGCCCATCATGGCTTCAAATTCTGCTTTAAGGTCGTCTAGTGCGTCTTCAAGGTCTACAACACGGTCTTCGATGTCACCATGTTCTTCTTCATGGTCATCCATTTTACCGTCGTCGTCAAAATCCATATCGCTGTCTTTATCGCCAGTAACTGCATCAATCATGCTGTCTGTTGCGTCACCACCGATTTCTTCGATTGACTCTTCTTCAAAGTTTTCTTCAACTTTGTCTTCGTCGGACTCGTCTTTTGCTTCTTCAACTTCGTCTTCATTAGACTCATCAGTTGCTTCTTCAACTGCTTCTTCATCTTTTTCCGCAGTTTCATCGACTTCTTCGTCTGACTTTTCCTCAGACTCGATAAGTCCTTGGTAAATTTCTTTTGATTTCTCTACCACGATATCGTGGAAAAGTTCTTCTGCTTTTTCTTTGTCTTCGTTGACTAGAAGATCAAGCAGTTGTTCAAATTTGCTTGTATCTGACATTGTATTTTTCTCCTTTATTCATGTTAATAGGCAAGGCTGTCAAGTGTATTTACGAAAAAACCACTTTTACCACCTGAAATAGGTGATTTTTTGACGTTTTTGACAAAACGTACCAAATTACAGTTCTTTTTGGAACTGATCATATGTAATTGTTTTAAAATTATCATAATTATTTAACTGTGCGGGGCAAAAATCCCCACTATTAATTACCCTAACATAGGTTATTTTAGGGTTAGAAGTGATTGTTTTCTCTGTTTGACGTAGCCAATTTCCGTAATATGTGGCAGGCTCAGCGGATTTTTTATAGTTTTGCGTGTCCGCATATATGTTATTAAAGCGTTTTCCGCCGTTTAATCCCATGTAATCAAAGCCAAGAATGTATATTTTGTTGTGATTATCTTCGCTGGCTTTAAAAAGTGCAGTAGGTCCACTGCTCCATCCTAGGCTGGGTTGGAAGTAATTTAGGTTGGTGTAGTTTTTGTATCCGTTATTATAGTTGGTCCATACCACATGATTATGATGATATCCGTCTGCTACTATCTCATGCACCATCTTAGGATCAACGGCAATTAAAACATCAGGCTCAAAATTTCTATACACAGCGTTACAGGCATAGATATTTCCCTTGCCACGCAGTGTTTCTAAGTCTAAATGTTGTCGAGAGGTACCATTACCTAATACAAACGCTGTGTTCATGCGTGTATTTAAATGGTTTTATTAAATGGCTTGTTCTTCTTGAGCAGGTTGACCGTACATCAACTGTATAAATTCAATTTCTTTGGCTTGTTCAACTTCTCTTGCTTCTGATGTACGTCTAATGTCGTTAAGTTGTTTAAGTGTTAGTCTTGTTTTTCTAGTATCGCTGGGTTTAATCACAGAAATATCACGCTCTGAATCATAACGCTTGTCATCTTCAAAGTCTTGACCGTTTTTATCAAAGTAGAAAAATTCTTTTAACAACATAATTTTATTTACCTTAAATTGTTTCACCTGCACCAGGTGTATCACCTGTTGTGTCTACTGGTGGTTCTGGTGATTCTGCATCAGGCTCAGTTGATCCGAGTGTATCTAGATCAGATTGAATACCGCTTGGAGTTACTCCGGCGCTACGCATCTCTGCTCCTGCACCTACATTGTTAAATGATTCTCCTGAATTCTCTTCGCGCCACATTGTTTCGTTTTCTGCAAGTTCTTCTTGTGATAATCCTAAGAAACGTTTTAGTGCAAAACGTTTGCTCATGTAAGGAACTTCTTGTAGTGAAGCAAAAGTATTAACACGAGCATTATCCATTTCACTTTGTCTGTAACTTGCAAAGTTTTGTGGTGGATTCATTTTTAAATCAAACAGATTGTTGTCAATATTAACGCCTTTGGCATTCATATACATCTTGAATTCTCTATCAAAGATGTATGCAACAAGATTTTGTAGTCTTG